AGAGAACGTAAATGCTACATTCAACAAAAACTTGACGAAGCAAACGAATTACTTTATGAAAACGGAATCAAAGAACGTCCTTATAGAATTGACCATCGTGGGGCATAGCTGTTCCCTAACGTTTTGCGGCTTGGCGGTCGTTTTAATGCCGCCAAACCGCTGTTATAAGCTGGCTGCGGGTGGTTAGCACAAAACTTAAATTGGAACAAGAAACCTTTTTTAATTAAAATTTTTGAAGCGTTGGAAAAAGAGAAAATAAAAATATTGAACTTGTATTGTGGAATTGGTGGGAATCGAGAGTTTTGGGGAGATGAATACGAAATTACAGCCGTTGAAATCAATCCTAAAGTTGCTGCGGAATACCAAAGACGATACCCAAATGATATTGTAATTGTAGCAGATGCACACGAATACTTATTACACAATTACAAGCGGTTTAATATTGTTTGGAGTTCGCCACCTTGCCCAACTCACAGCCGAACAAATTACTTTACACAATCAATAAGAAAAGTGCCTACATACCCTGATATGAAGTTGTGGCAAGAGATTATTTTCTTAAACCAATTTTTCAAAGGGCTTTGGATGGTTGAAAATGTGATACCGTTCTACGAACCATTTTTGCCACAATACACTAAAATTGGTAGGCACTTTATTTGGAGCAACTTTAAGATACCTGTAATTGAAATGCCGAAAAACGAAATAGGAACAATGATGAAAGAGTATGTAGGAACTGGGAAACACGCCCACGACAAAAGTTTGGAAGATAGAAACGCTGTTAATTCGGAGTTAGGACTTCACATTCTTAATTGTGCGGTGGGAAAAATTTTAATTAAAAAAGATTATGAGCAACACAGCTTGTTTGAAAACGAAATGTAGCAGCTTGCTTATAACGAGATTTGTATATGGGCAGGTTGCTCTAACTAAAATTTAATTATTATGACAGTACCAGTTTGGGATAAAGAAAAATGGAAAGAAGAAAACGCTAATGGCAACTTGCCTATATACAATGTTAGCGGTAGTTTGTTAGTGATTGGCTGCAACTACCATACAATTTGGCAAAGTAATAAAAGTATGCGTTTTGTGCTAACTGAAATTAAAGGAACGAAGGCTCGGTTGCAGACAAGAAACAGTGGCAAAGACTTTTGGACAAATGTAGATGACTTGATATTTATTGAAAGTGGATATAACAAACAAAAAGCTCGTGAACTCAGCGGAACAAATTACCGCTAACGTTTTGCGGCTTGGCGAAGAAGCCGAAACGGATGCTAATTTGGAACACGAATGTTGATGTTTAGCACAATGTTCATTTGAAATACTTAACGGCTTTTTTGCCAAACCGCTGTTATGTGCTGGGCGGTTTATCAGCAGGAACTAAAAAAGGAACAAAATGAGTTTAGATGTTTATTTAACACGAAAAAAATGGATTAGCTACGATGCTGGCAAAACATTAACGGAAGAAGAAGAAACTGTTTACGATGCAAACATTACCCATAACTTAGGCAAAATGGCAGGTGAAGCAGGAATTTACGAAGCACTTTGGCGACCAGAAGAAATTGGTAAAACAAAGGCGAGTGAAATAGTTCAATTACTTGAAAAAGGATTAGCTGATTTAAAAGCAAGACCCGAACATTTTGAAAAATTCAACTCGCCTAATGGATGGGGAATGTATGAGCATTTTGTTCCTTTTGTCGAAAAGTATTTAGAAGCCTGTAAAGAATATCCTGATGCTGTTATCGAAGTGTCAAGGTAGCCTTGCAGGTAACTAATGGCTTGGCGTAACAAATGTAATACAAAATGAAACAACTAACTGTAATTAAGACTATTAGATTTACTGGAACTCAGGCAGAATCTTTAAAAACATTAGAAAGCTACGATGTAAATGTTAGCCAATTTATACGACAAGCTATAAAAGAAAAGATAGCAAGAGATTGGAAAGGAATAAAGGAGAGAAAAAATAAAATAAAATGTCCTTTTTAATTTTGCACTTTAAAGATTAATTAATATATTTGCATACAATTTAAAACTAAACTATGAAAAAACAACACTTAGGCGAAAAGCTACAACAGTACATTGATGAAAACGGTATTATGAAAAAGTACATTTTTGCAAAGCTTGAAATATCAAAGGCTACATTAAACACCCATTTAAAAGATGGTAAGTTCAAAGAGAAAACTAAAAAACTAATTACTAAACACTTTAAAATTAAATAACATGAAACTAATCGCTAAAGCATTATTAGATGCACAAAAGGAAATGGGTAACGCCTTAAAGGATAGTAAAAATCCGTTCTTTAAAAGTAACTATGCAGACCTTAACTCAATTCGTGAGGCTTGTATGCCAGCATTAAACAAATACGGTATTGTGGTATTACAACCAACTGCCTTTATTGATGGTAAAAACTTCATTAAAACGGTTCTTTTACACGAGAGTGGAGAAAGTATTGAATCTTTAACTGAAATCGTTTACAGTAAACAAAACGATGCTCAAAGTCAAGGTAGTGGAATTACTTATGCAAGACGTTACGGGTTACAAAGTTTAGTAAACGTAGGTGCAGAAGATGACGATGGGAATAAGTCAAGCGGAATTACAAACGCATTAGACGAATACAAAATTAAGCTAAATGCTTGTACAACTAAAGACGCAATGAAATCTGTTTTTGCTACATTTCCAGCAAACATAAGAGAGCAATTAAAATCTTATGCAGTAGAAATATCAACAACTAAAGCCTAATGGAACTTTGCCGAATAGAAATATCAAAGGATAAACTACAACTATTAGTAGATAGTGATGCAATAAGCACTACTGAATTTAGGCTAATCGGAGTTAATCAGATAAGCGATATTTACGAAAATAACGAGGCTTGGAAATCTCAAAAGGCAAAGAGCGATAAGGAGTATAAGAAACTAAAGGAAATCGAATTTAAACTAATACACAAAATAGAATGAAAGCAGAAATAACAAATAAACAAAAGGACTTCGAGCCTTTAAAAATAGAAAACATGACAAAAGTAACAATTTTAGGTCAAGAGCCTAAAGAAGAAAAGAAGCTAAAACCTATTGAGTTTGTAAAGTATTTAAATGGAGTAGCAGGAGTTAATGGCGATTGTTGCTTACCGAGTGAGTGGAGAAATATAGTTCTTTTAAGTAAAGACTATTTTAAATGCGGGCACGATTTAATGTTAGCATATTCGATTGGTGTTAATAATGATGCTTGTCTTTACTTAGGACACTTTAACGATGGAGTAGTAGAATAACCGTTCGGGTATAATAATATTAAAAACAGTACAAACTATATCCTATCGGGTATAAAATAAAAGTAACTATAAATAGATTTTAGTAAAGTAAATATTGAACAATTCTATTAATAAGTAATAATACATACTCAAAACCTTCTGTCAGATAGAAGTAATAATAGTAGAGTAATGAAAGGTAACGTAACTAAACTTATTCATAGGTTAGTAAAGCCTCTTTTCTAAGTAGTTACTCATACTATTATTTTAACCACTAAATAAATATTAAAATGAATAAATTAAAATGAACGGATTTAAAAACTCTAGAAAGTTATCAAATAACGATTTCATGAAAATCAGAAATAGATTCTTTAATAAATTTGAAGAATATAAATTAAAATCTATTGATGAATTAGATAAGATTGATAAAGAATCAAAATTAAGCAGTACTGATAGAAATGCTTTATTAGCAGCTAAAGGTCATTTAGTAAGTGAACTTAAAAAAACAGAAACAGATGGTGCTTCCAAAACAATTGAAGAAGAGTAGATTCATGGTTGAGCGTAGAATTTTTCAAGATTCTACGTATTTAAGAGGTTATTCAAGAGGACAAAGTAATAAATGGACAGAATGGACAGCTTATCATGATATACATTCTGTTAATTCTTTAAGTAAAATATTTGAACATTGTCAATCAGTAGCAAATCGTTCAATGTTAACTCAAGAATTTAGAATAGTTAATAACTATCCATCAGTTACTTCACAACTTCAGTTTAGTATGTTATATCCAGCAAGCAATACAATACTTGATAAAGATGAGTAGAGTTAGATTTGAAATACAACGTAGATATTTTAATGATTACAATACTTCAAGAACATTTAATCCTGAAACACATGGTACATGGAGTGCTTGGAAAGCTTATTATGAACTTAGTTCAAGTTCACAACTAGCAATTATCATGGAAGGATTTAATAAAATTAAAGAAACTAGTAAAGTTTTATTTGAATATCGAATAATTAACTTACATCCTGAATTAACTACAAATGGTGATAGACAGAAAGGTTTGGGTTTATGATATTGAAACAATAGCATCATTTTTTTCATTTTATGGTATTAATATAGATACTCAAGAAGAGGTTTATTTTATAATTCATAAAAGTAGAAATGATTATGTTAAATTAATTGAATTTTTAGTAAATTGTCAAGGTGGTATTGGGTTTAATAATATAAACTTCGATTACCCTATACTTCATTATATGATAGTACAGTATGATAATTTCTCAGATTTAGATGCTTTAACACTAATTGATTTAATATATCATAAAGCTCAAATGATAATTGAAGAGCAAAACAAGATAAGTTTTAATACTATTGTTGCAATTCCTCTAAAAGACGTTAAAATAAAACAATTAGATTTATATAAACTTTGGCATTATGATAATAAAGCTAGAAGAACATCGTTAAAATCTTTACAGATTGCTATGAATTTTCCAAATGTTATGGAAATGCCTATTGATCACAAAAGAACTGATATACAAGAATCTGAAATAGATGGTATAATAGAATACAACAGAAATGATGTTTTATCCACTTATGAATTTTATAAAAGGAGTTTAGATAAGGTAAATCTAAGGAATAGTTTAAAATCTATTTATAACCTACCAATGACTAATTGGAATGATGTTAAAATAGGTGAAAATATCTTTTTAAAACTACTTTCTGAGGATATGGGGGTTCCTATGTGGGATTTGCGTAAAATGCGCACATATCGCTCAGAAATACGTTTTAAGGATATAATTTTAGATTATATAGATTTTGAGAATGATAAACTCAGAATGTTATTAAATCAATTCAAACAAACAATAATAACTCAAACAAAGAATGGTTTTAAGAACAGATTAATACTACAAGACCAGATATTTGAATATGGTCAAGGTGGTATTCACCAATGTGCTAAATCAGGAATATATGAATCAGATGATGAATATATGATATTAGATATTGATGTATCAAGTTTTTATCCAAATATAGCAGTTAATAACAATTTTAGACCAGAGCATTTAGGAGATTCTTTTAACAAAATATATAACGGTATCTATATTGAAAGAAGTAATATTCCTAAAACTGATCCTAGAAATGGAGCATTTAAATTAATGCTTAACGGTTGTTTTGGTAAAGCAGGAGATGAAAATAGTTTCCTATTTGATAATAAGTTCTTATTAAGTATTACAGTAAATGGTCAATTATTAATTAGTTTATTAATTGATAAATTACTTAAAATTCCAAATGTTTTCTTTGTCCAAAGTAATACAGATGGTATAACAATTAAATTTAACAAACAGTATTATGAAGAAGTATTAAATATTTGTAAAAAATGGGAAGATATTACTAAACTTAAGCTTGAGTATGCAGAATACAGTAAAATGATTATCAGAGATGTTAATAATTATACTGCTATAACTACTAAAGGTAAAGTTAAGTATAAAGGAGTTTTTGAAATTGATAAAGAATATCATAAAGATAATTCTTTTAAAATTATACCTTATGCACTAAGTGAATACTATGTGAAAGGTATACCTGTTGAGGATACTATTAAAAATCATACTAATATATATGATTTTTGTGGTAGACAAAAGTTTGGAAGAGATAGTTATGGTACTATACATTATGTAGATATGGTTAATAATAACCCTGTTGAAAAATGTATACATCAACAAAAAAATGTTAGATATTATATATCTAATAAAGGTTGTACTTTTATTAAAAATTATAAAAAAGGTACTAATGAAGTGATAAATAAAGGTTATCAAGTTACTATATTTAATAAATATGTTAACAAAGATGACTACAATATAAACTATAATTTCTATATTAAAGAGTGTAATAAAATATTAGAAGTTATAGAAAACAAACAATTAAAATTATTTTAAATGATTTTAGGTAGACTTTTACAACCAGTATCATATGAGTTGGGAGGAGTAATGAGAGTACTTACTCCACAAACTGTTGTTGAAATAATAAGTATTGGTCAGATTACAGTTACAATAAATAGCGGAGGAGTATTAAATAATGTTAGAGCAGATTCAATTGAAATTTTAGTATTTGAAGAATATTATAAATTTACAAGAGAATTACTAACTCAACATCATAACAATTTAATAACACATGGTAATTATATATCAGTAAATAGATATTTTTCCACAGTACATTCTGCAGTAACTTTAACATTAGCACGTTACAATCTAATAAGAAGTGGTAGACCTGTAAATTTAAAGAATTATCCATTTAATGATGCTCCTGCCGGTAAAGATGAAAAAGCTGGTAGTATATTAAGTAATAATTTAAAGTTGTTATTTGGTGAAGATTTTAAAATTACAGTTGATAATTTATTAAAAATATTTAAATATATACCTGTAAGATATCAAGGAAATAGTGGATTTTATGATAGTAAAAATAAAAGACTTGTTCTTTTTAATTTTATTAGATTAAAATCACCAAATCCTTATAAACCTGGTAAAATTATAACTGAGGTACAATTTATTCCAATTAAAGATGAAGAATCTTCTATAATTTTACAAATGCTTGATGTTAAATCATTAAAAAATTGTAAGTTTATAGTTAGAAATTATATAGATTCTGGTAGAATATTTAAATTTACAAATGAGAAAAAAGAAGTTTTAAATAAAGAATTTGAAGCTTTGGAAATATCATTAGGAGTTAAATCTAAAAATAGTGAAGAACCAGTAAATACGATTATACTAAGATTACCTAACGGTAATAGAAGATTTATTTTATCCGATATTGAAATTGTATACCCTAATATTAATGGTTACAATGAAAAGAAAGATAGAGTAATTAAACCAAATATGAACGTGAAAGTTATTGATGATAAACATACTATTTTTAAAAAGAATGATGTTGTCAAAGCTGTAGGTGTTAAGAATTTAGGAACTAAAAAGTTTGCTATATTTCTTGATAAAAATAACAATGAAAAATTATACAATATAAACAAATTTAAAGTAATTTAATAAATATTATGGCACAATTTAAAATAATAGCAATAGCTGTTGGAACATTATTATATGAAGTTAATGAAAGAACTGGTAATTATGTAAATGGTAATGATAATAAAGGAATTTATGATTTTCTAACACATAATGATGTTATGATTCAGAAAATTAAATTAACCGATAATAATTTAACTTTTAAAAGAGGTGATCGAGTAATTATTAGTAGTGATACTAATAATGATATAACACGTACTTTAGTTATTGCAAAATTTAAAACAATTGTAAATAAAGTATATTTTGTTGGTGAAAATAGTCATGCATGGTATTCGTTAGAACAATACCGAATATATGTACCCACACCTACAGTTACAGTAATACCATCTACACCTAAAGCAAGTGCTAATGGAAGTATTTCTAATACTCCGGAATTACAAGCTATAGAAGATCAAATTGTAAAAAGTGATTATATTTCAAAATTAAAACTTGAACGATATAATCATGATGGTACTATGAATTTAGAGCAATTTTTAGTTAATTTTCTTAGAAATGCTAATATTGCATATAATACTGTATATTCTACAGGTACTCGCGAAGGTCAAATACAAACAACTCACGGTAGACGTAGATCTTTAGGTGATATCTTTAAAATCTGTAGAGCATATTATCCAGAATGTACATTGGCAGATGTTGCTAACATTTTATACAAGAAACATTCAACAACTGGTTCATTATCATTTGTTGGTACTTTAAGATGTGGACAAATCAATAAACGCGTATGGTGGAATAATGGACAATATAGATTATCACACGAAGAACAACAAGATGAGTATAATTTAACACGTGCTTCTTGGATAGAAATGATTAATAAAGCATTAACTATCAAACCGGTTGCTAAAATACCACTTGTTGATATTGAAGTTGGTGATTATATCATTTGTAATTCTACAAATACAGGTTTGAAAATTACTAAAGATTTTCAATATAATGTAGTATCTTTAGGTACAGGTTCACAAGCAGGTACTATTGAAATAACAAACGATGCTGGAGTAACAGCTAGAGTATCTAATGAATTCTTTAGTCCATCTTTATTAAAGCAAGCTAAAATTAAGTTTCCTAAAGGTTGTAAAATTAAAACATTAGGTGGTAGTTCTTTAACTATTGACTCTGTTAAATTTGAAAATACAGGTAGAAACATTATACAAATTTCACCATCTGGTAGTCGTAGAATCGTATATTCTGTAGAAACTAAACAGTGGGCTAAAAAAATCTAATATGAGAACATTAGTAGCTAGAAAAACAGTTAAAAAAGTAGCGGTGAAGAAAGCCGCTACTTCTATTAAGAAAATATCAATGTTTAGACCTAAAGTTAGATCTAGACATCCATCACACAATCCTTTAAGAACTAAACTACCATTACTTCCATTCAGAAGTGTTGTTAGATTAGGTTCTACAACTATTGAAAGTGATGTAGTAGCATTAGGTGGTAACAGAGTTGAATGCAATAGCGTTCAAGCTGTTAAAAATAGCTCGAGTAAATTATTAATGAAACGTTGTTTTACCAATGCAGGAGTTAGAACTCCGCAATGGTATGTTTATGAAGGTGGAAGATTTATTTGTAAAGGTGGTGGTACTGAAGGTACAACTGCAATTACAGATTTACCATACCCTATTATAGCTAAGCATGTTCATGGTTCAAGAGGCACAGGTAATTATAAACTTAATAACCAAGGTGAATTAAGTAACTGGTTACGCGATAAAACATTATCAAGTTACATATTTGAACGTTTTTATAGTTATACAAGAGAATATAGAATACATGTAACCAATGAAGGTTGTTTCTATACTTGTAGAAAAATGTTAAAAAGAGATGCGGATGAGAGTAATTCTTGGCAAAGACATGATGATAATTGTGTTTGGATAGTTGAGAATAATCCTTCTTTTGATAAACCGGTAAATTGGAATTCAATCGTTAGAGATTGTGTTTCAGCTTTAAATTCTACAGGTTTAGATATTGGAGCATTTGATGTTAAAGTTCAAAGTTCAGCTGATTCTAAAGGAATTAAAAGAACTAATCCTGAATGGATTGTTATTGAATCTTGTAGTGCACCATCATTTGGTGAAATTACAGCTGTTAAATATATTGAACAAATTCCATTGATTTTAAAGAGAAAGTATGAGAATAGAAGAATTTAAATTTAAATTATACCATAAATATGCAAATAGAGGAGATGTTTATAAACATTGGAGTAGTATTCTAGATGCTTATTTTCAACAAATATATGGGTTTACTGGTAAATTAATTGTTTACAATTTAAAATATCAAGATAAAGATGGTAATCATAAAATTGAATTTATAAAAGATGGTGAAGAAGGTCATGTAGCAGATTCAAATAGAAGCTTATGTATGATTTCTCCTCACAAAGGTTGTTTAAAAATTGAGTATAGTACAACTATTGAAAATTATCATAAATTTATAAGTAAAAGTGGTGAAACTGATTTTGAAGAAGATGAGAAAAATGAACATGTTGCAGAATTATTTTCATTTTTAATTTATGGTCAAAATGATTGTTGTGGAGCTTTAAGTAGTTCATTAACAAAATTAGATTATAATATTCAAAACAGAAAATTAGGAACGCTCTTACAATACTTTAAAGAAGATCTTGCAAGATATCAAGCAGCTGCTTTAATAACATGTACAGATGCTTATTTTAAAGGATACAATAGTTCAAAAAATGGACCTGTAGATGAGTTAAAACCTCATTTAGCAAATACAATGTTATTATTGAAAACTGGTTGGACAGTTGATAAACTTTTTTTCAATCCAAATTCAACAAATGTTGTTGGAGTTTTTACAAAGAATATAAAAAGTTATCAAGAAATTGAAGAAAATTTAGAAGTTATTATGAAGATTAAAATTAACAACAACGGTTTAGTTAAAATTGATACTGAAAAAGTTACAATAGGTTGTGATCCTGAATTATTTTTAAAAAGTAATGAAACAGGTGAGTATGTTCCATCATTCTTTGTGATGGAAGGAGATAAGAACAATCCAACACCAATTGGTAAGGAAGGTCATAATATTCAATGTGATAATGTCATGGTTGAATATGGTGTACCACCATCAAAAAATGTTGAAGAATTTGTAAAACACAATCTTTTTGTTCAAAAATATATTAAAGAAGAAATTGCTGAAAAGAATAACTTGAAAATGGTTATTTTCCCATCAGCACGTTTTGAAGAGCAAAATTTATTAGATGAGCGAGCACAACGATTTGGTTGTGATCCAGATTATAATGCTCATGAATCAGGTACTCCTAATACAGTAGGTAATACCAAAACTCCTTGGAGATGTTCTGGTGGACATATACATGTAGGTTATGAAAATCATAACTATCATACAAATATGCAAATCATTAGAGCTATGGATTTATTTTTAAGTGTACCATTAGTATTAATGGAACCTGAAAATAAGCGTAAGGAAATGTATGGTAAAGCAGGTGCGTTTAGACATCAAAATCATGGTGTTGAATATCGCGTAACCTCAAACTATATATTTAGTTCTGAAGAATTAATGCGTTGGGCTTATAACCAAACTATTAAAGCTTTAGAATTTGTAAATAGTCCTAAATTTAGAGAATTTCGTTCATGGTATAAAGTTATAGATACAATTAACAGTAAAGATGCTAAACAAGCAACAGAATTAGTTAATGAGTATAAAGAACTTGGAGTATGTATTTTAGAAAATTCTAATAAATTAGTTAAATCTTAAATTAAGAAAATATGTGTGGAATAGCCGCATATAGTGGTCCAAAAGATTCACTATTAAACGATGATAAAATTAAACTTTTGTTATATATGAACCAGGAGAGAGGTAAAGACTCTCTTGGTTACTATACACCAAATGCAGGTATTGTTAAGAAATTAGGATTACCTGAAACAGTTATGTCTAACAAAGACTTTAAAATTGAAGGTAAAGGAATGTTTATTGGGCATGTTAGACATGCAACATCAGGAGCTAAAACTGAAAAAAATGCGCATCCATTTAAACATGGAAACATTGTTTTAGTTATGAATGGTACTTTGCAAAATCACTTTGATTTATGTAGAGAAAATGATCTTAAATCTTCAGATTTTGAGGTTGATAGTAATATTTTAACAGCACTTATCAATAAATATCAAAATAAAACTCCATTGAGTAAAATTAAAGGAGCCTGTGCAATTGTTTACACTGATACAACAACAGGTAAAATGTATTGTTATAGAAATTCTGATAGACCATTATATAGAGGTAAATTTGAAGAAGGAATGTATATTTCTTCAACACCAAATTCTTTAAAATTAATAGGTTGTTCAGATGTTAAAGAATTTAAAGAGAATTTTCTTTATGAAATTGAAGATGGATTTGTAAAAAATCAATGGTTGGTTAAACGTAATATTGAGCCTGCAAGACCTGCAAGCACTGGTACTTCTATAACTCCTAGCATATATGTATACTCAAATGGTTTAAAACACCAACGTATTACATTATTTAATGCTCCTATTACAACATTACTTGGAATTTCATTACAGTGTGATACAATGATGGGTAATAATCCAAAACTTAAAGATGAAGTAACATACGGTTTTGGTTATTTAGTAGTAGGTACAGGTGATATAGCACATGAAATTTCTATTATCGGTAATACCGGTAAGAAAATTAGTGTTCCTTTACATTGTTTTAGTAACTCAATAGGTATTATTGAAGCAAATGTACATGTTTTTGTCAGATATGATTTATCATATAATGGTAAAAAAGGTAAATTTTGTGATAAAGGTACTTTGTGTAAAGTTAACGGTGTAACTGATCTTGGTGATTATAGTATTACCGATATTATTACTGGTAAATCAGGAACTGTTGATATAGATGCTATCTATTATGCATATCCTAAAGATATTGAATTGTATAATGAATTATACTTTCAAAAAATAAAAGAGTTAGAAGACAAAACTGATAATACTAATAACAACAATCAAATTGTTTTATTTCAAAATGAAAATTCTAATGTTATTGAACACAGAAAATTTTCAGATTTAGAGATTTATAAAAAAGAAGTTGATAACACTAAAACAGAAACATTAATGGAGCTTGGTGATTTTACCATAAACTCAGTTAACGATGTCTTAAATGATATTAAAGAAATGTTTCCCAATAGTTTTGTATTAGAAAAATTATTAAATAAATGTCAAATTCTAACTGATAATTGGATGATGAAAAGTACATTTTTAAATATTCCAAGTGAAAGTAATCAAATAAAAGAAGAATAATGCCATTAAATAGAAGAAGTAATAGAGTTGTACCGGAATCAACTCTACAACAATTACGTGAAGAAGCTTTAGCAAATTCTGAAAGATTACAAAGAGAACGTGAAGCATTATTAGCAAATGGTGGTACAACTGTTGTAAATAATAATACTACTAGTTTAGTAGATACGTTAACAGAAACACCTTCACTTCCAAATTCAGATGATATACTTACTGAAGCACCGGTAGAATCAACTCAATTTAGATGGACAAACTTCGGAGGTGTTAATATGGTAACAGGTAATCCTATTATTGAGAAAAATGAAGGATTTAATAAAGATACTATTGTAATAACTGTTACAGGTAAAAAAATTAAATATTCTGATGCTGTTAGTTTCAAAGGTGAATTTTATGAAAAAGATCATAAAGATATTGTTATTTGTGCTTTTACTAAAAAAGAAAAACACAAAAGTAACTGTACATCCGTTGTAGAATCTGTACAATTTCACAATGATAAACCTTTATTTACATATGTACCTGTACATAGTGAATTTTTAGAATTTTTACCTTTACTTTACTCTGAAAAATATGGATTTGAACATAGATTTTTAAGTGATTCTGCAATACCAAAAGAATTATTTAAATTATCCACATGTAATGATTTATTTGTAGATATTACTAGAAAAGAACCTGGTATGTCAGCAACTAAATTTTATCCACAGTTTAAGAGTAAATTTAAAAAATTAGGTGAAAATATTCAAAATTCATTTAAATTTGGTATTAATTCACCTACCTTTACAATAACTGAAGGATTAAAATACACCATGGGTGTTGAAATTGAAGTTTGTAATGGATTTATACCATCTTATTTAGCACATAATAAATTAAATTTATCTTGTGTTAGAGATGGTTCAATTAATGCAGGTGAAGGTGGACCAGAGTATGTAACAGGTATTTTAAAAGGTGATACTGGTTTTAGACATTTACAAGATATTTGTTTAGAATTAAAAAATTGCCGAATTAATCACACTTGTGGTGTACATGTTCATTTAGGTAATATTGATTTTACAAATCAATTTTTAGTTAATTCGTATGTTTTAGCATTACTTATTGAGGATGAATTATTTAGCTATTTACCTAAATCAAGAAGAGGTAATAGATATTGTAGAAAATTAAAAGATTTAGATTTACAAGTTCATTTAGATAATTCTAAAGATAACTTTAAACTAGAAAAGGATTATAATAAACTCTTTAAATATATTTCATATGATAGAGCTCATAATCCTGATTTTAATTATAATAAGGATAAACAACATCCTTTAGGAGCTAAATGTGGTTATAATCATGAAACTCCTAGATATTGTTGGTTGAATTATGTACCTGCAATGTTTAATACTAGAGGTAATAAAAGTTATTCGCTGGAAATCCGAAATCATTCTGGTACAACTAATTTTAATAAAATTAGAAATTGGATATTGTTGTTTATGGCTATTGTAGCATTTACTGAAAGATATCCATCATTGATTAAACCAGGTATTACAATTTTTGATATTTTAAATAAAATTTATCCTAAAAAATCTAGTAGCTTGAAATTATATTTCAAAACTAGACAAGCTAAATTTTCCTCATCTGAGGAAGATGCAGATGATGTAGACGATAATGTTAAAAAAACAATTAAAGAACTAATTAAAGAATAACTATGTGTTTAATTACAGCGGCTCCTAAAGGAACCAAAAAACGAGGTGTTGATTTAAAATCATTTATTGAGAATGGAATGCGTAGTAATACGCATGGTAGTGGATTTTCATATAAACGTGATGGTCAAACATTAATTAATATTCATAAAGGATTTAATACTCCTGCAGATATTATTAGTGAAATTGATAAATTAAAATTAACAGAAAATGATGAATTAATTATTCATCATAGAATTGGTACATCAGGTTTAAGGAATGATATTAATATGCATCCTTTTGCAGTATCTGAAACAGATAGTGTTTTACAAACTATAAAAGGTTCACTTAAAACACCAACGATGGCTCATAATGGAGTATTTTACAGATTTTCTGATCATACATCAGATTACAATGATACTTACCATTTTGTGAAATCATTTATTGCGGTACCTGAAATTTTAAATCTTCTTACAAGAGATCCTAAACAATTTCATAAAATGTTTGAACCTATTTTAAATAGTAACAAATTAGCATTTCTTTTTCCAAAAAGAGATATGGTTTTGATAGGTGATTTCAAAGAAGAAGATGGATATTTTCATTCAAATGGTGGTTATAAATCCTATGTTTTTGACAGAGGTGGTTCATCTGCAACTAATACTGTAAATACAGGATTGAATGTTCAAATGACAGATGAAGAATTGGAGGAGTATTATGGAAGAAATAACAGAAGTAATATTGCACCTTCTCAAATGGCTCCTGCTTGTCAAATTGCTACTACCTTAAAGAAAAATGATAATTCCGAAGGTATAACTATAGGAGATGCATATGGTCGATTTATACAAGCTAATTGTTACGAATTTCCCTATAAACATATTGCTATAAACGATATGACAGCTCATCATTTTATGCTAATTGTTGTTAATCCTAGTATCGGTAATACATTTAAAAAGAATGATGTATTGGTATTAACGGATTATAAAACAGATGTTCTTGCAAATTGGGTTACTAATTTAAGTAATCATAACACAATGACAGCTATAAACATTGAAAAATGTTTAAAAAATGGAGATGTTAAAATATTCATTAAAAAACCAATGAATGGTTTATACGAAGGTTTATACAAATTAAACGCGTATATAATGACTAAGCATGAAGGTACTCCACCAAAATCACTCATTAAAAATTTGACAAAACTTATTAATTTATCACAAGCTAAGAGAAAACAAAATACTGATTATATTAAATTTAGAGATTTTGGAGTTATCTTACTTGCACATATGAAAAAAGTTCAAAAAGAATATGAGCTAGATTCTAATAACTTAGTTAAATCTTCAAAAGCTGAAGATGTTGTAATTACTAACAGTGAAATAGTAGAGGATACCGCATCATGATTAAACCAGTAACAAATTTATCGGAACTGCAAGCATATGTAAATATATTAGAGGATTTACATGGTAAAAAGAAGTATACCAATTATGAATTGTTAAGAAAAGATTTGTTAATAGAGTTTAGATTAAAAATACCAATTGAGCAAATTAGAGAATTATTCGAACCAACAGTAGAAGAGGAGATTTTAGATAGAGAAATATTGTTGAAAAATGTCAGTTGATATAATAGAAATAAGTACGGAAAAATTATTTAGATCAGGTTTATCTATTGAAGCCATGTTTGTTTTAGAATGTATTCACAAAGATGATAATACTATCATTGAGGAGTATGTTAGACATTGTGGAACAATAGATAAATCTGTTTTTTTAAAGTTAGTTGAAAGTAAATACATTGAACCAATTGAAGGAGATATAACTTTTAATAAGTTAAAGCTAACACCTAAAGCGTTAACTGATTTTAATTATCGAAATAAATTGGATCATTCTAGATACTTCAAAGAGCTAAGAGAGGCTTATCCTAAGAAAGTAGGAAGAAGACCTTTACAAACAGATTTAGCAGGTTGTGCTAAAAAATATAAATCCATAATTAAGGATGAACAAGATCATGAATTGATCATTAAATGCGTTAAGTTATATGTTAAGGACTTAACTGATGATGGTAGATTACAATATATTCAATTGTTACCAACTTGGTTAAATCAACGAAATTTTGAAAGTTATTTGGAAGAAGCAAAAAATACAAATACTATAGAAGCAGATACATATAATCAAATATAATGACATTTAAAGAAAGAATACAAGAAGGACTAAATGGTAAGTATCAAGGACTAGATAATGGTTTAGATCGAATAAATAAGTATATTTTCGGTATACAAAGAGGATGCTATACATTAATTGGTGGATTATCAGGTGCGGCTAAAACCACACTTGTAGATTTTATGCTAATAAATGCAATTACAGATGCGGAATCTAAAGGAATACCTATAAATATATTTTACTATTCTTTGGAAATAGATGAAATAACTAAGAAATGTAATTGGTTATCAGTAATGATATTCAATAAATATGGAATAATTATTGAACCTGAAAAAATCAAAGGATTAGGAGATTTCAGATTAAATACAGAGGAACAAAGAATCGTAGATAAAGAAATTCCAGAGCTTGAAAAACTATGGAATAAAATAAATTGGATTTGGGAAGCTACTAACCCTACAGGTATCTATAAGAATATATGGATGCATATGGAAGGTAGAGGTACTTTTGAATATGAAAGTTACATTGATGAGAATAATGTTAAACAAAAGAGAATTGTTAAGTATATACCAAACAATCCAGATGAGTATAATATTGTTGTAGGTGACCATTTAGCATTGCTTAGACTAGAGTCTAGGGATGGTAAAATGTTCAGTTTAAAAGAGAATTTAGATAAGATTTCAGAGTACTCTGTACGTTTGAGAAACTTATTTAAAATTACTTTTATATGGTTACAACAGTTTAATCAAGGATTGAATAGTATAGATAGAGCTAAATTCAAAGGTGTTGATATTAGTCCTCAACAAAGTGATTTTAAAGATTCAACAAATCCATATACTGATGCTGATATAGTTCTAGGTTTAATGAATGCTTATAAAATGGATATAGAATCATATCTAGGATATAACATTAATAAACCAGGAGCTCCTTATAATTTAAGAGATAGATTTAGATCTTTAAAAGTTGTAAAGAATAGATTAAGTAGAGATAATATCTCTATTGGTTTATTATTTCAAGCAGAATCTGGTTATTTTGAAGAATTACCAAAATACAATGAAATGAATCAAGCATATGTGCAAAAAATAATAACACTAACAAATAGATAGATGAGTGCAGTTGAATTAGTATTACCTACCAAAAAGGTAGCAGCTAGTAGAAAAAATCCAAAACGATTGATTATTTATTCAAAACCTAAAGTTGGTAAAACAACCGCTTTAGCAGGATTAGATAATTGTTTGATTTTGGATATGGAAAATGGGTCTGATTATACAGACGCATTAAAAGTGAAAATAAATAATCTTTCAGATTTGAGAGCTTATGGTACTAAAATATTAGAAGCCGGTAGACCATATAAATATGTTGCTATAGATACCGTTACAGCAATGGAAGATATGGTTAAACCATTAGCTTTAAAATTGTACCGTGAAACTCCAATGGGAAGATCATTTACAGGTGATAACGTACTAACACTACCAAATGGTGCTGGTTACGGTTATCTTAGGGAAGCTTTCTTTAGTGTTCTAGATTATATTGATACCCTTGCGGATAATATAATCCTATTAGGACATTTGAAAGATAGACAAATTGAAATTAAAGGAAAAGAAGTTAACGCTGCAGATGTTGATTTAACAGGTAAGATAAAGTCGTTAATTTGTGCTAATGCTGATGCAATAGCATATATGACTAGAGAAGAAAATAAAACTGTTTTGAATTTTCAAACCAGTGATACAATTATATGTGGTGCGCGTCCTGATCACCTTAAGAACCAACAAATCGTTATTGCAGAAATGCAAGAAGATGGTACTCTTAAAACAAACTGGGATAAGATTTATATTGAATAATAAAATAAATAAAAAAGAAAAATTATGTTTACAGCAGAAGATGTTAAAGTGGGGAATGGGAGTAAATATCAATCAGCAGGAATCTCTGAAAAAGTGGTTATCACTGATGTTATTTTAAATGTAAATGAAGTTTACAATAGTAAAAGTTTAAGCCTTAAAACCTTAAATGAAAATGGTCAAGAGGGACAATCTAAGCGTTTGTCTTTGAATGATGAATTAAAACCAGGAAATAAAACAACAGGTTGGAAAGTTTCAGCTAAATCATTGTTGAATATTATTATGTCAGCAACAGGTAAAAGCTTAGAAGAGGCGCAAGCTGTTCTTAAAGCTAAAGATGAAACAGAATTGGTTAGCAATTTAAAATCAACAATTTTAAATAAACCGTTCCGTGGATTATTTAGTTCACGTGAATATCAACCAGGTAAATTTGCAATTGAGTTATATACTACTGAAGCAGTTGGTGGTACCCGTTTAGTATGGGATCCAAACAATCAGTATTATGTAAGTCGTTTGCCACAAGCAGACTCTACAGAGCCTACTACAGCTAAAAAAGCTGATGATTTACCGTTTTAATATTAACTAAAATTTTGGAGCAAGGTCACGGGGAATTAATCTCCGTGTCCTTTTACATATTATGTTTTCAGCAAATAATATAATACCAGATGTAGATGTTAAGGAGATATTTGAGGTTTGCTCAGAGTACGATATATTTAAAAAATATTGTAAAAATTTTGATGAAATAAATAAACCATTTTGTTCAGAATTATATAACGATAGTAATCCAGATTGTAGAATATTCCAAACTAAAGATAATACATTATTATACAAAGATTTTGGAGAACCGTCACATTGTTTCAACTGTTTTTCTTATATTATGCATAAATATAACTATACTTTTAAAGAAGCTATTAACGTAGTTTGTTTAGATTTTGGTATAATTAAAAATAAAACTAGTATAAGTCCAAATTTTATAATTGGTATTGAAAAAACAACAAAAAAGCCTAAATTTAAACCTGTAATATCAATAGTTTCTAGACAATGGAACCTAACAGATTATAAATATTGGTTTAAGCAATATGGTATAACATTTGAATGGTTAGATTCATATGAAGTAATACCTTGTGAATATGTATATTTAACAAAGGAAACCGGTACTATTGCATATAAAAGTACTCTTACAAATCCAATATATGCTTATAGATTCGAGTTAAATGGTAAATATGTTTATAAAATATATAGACCTTTAGCTGAGAAAAAAGATAAATGGTTATTCAGTGGTGATGCTGATTGTATTGAAGGATATGATCAATTACCATTATTTGATGATTTATTAATAATTACAAAGTCTTTAAAAGATGTAATTTCATGTAGATTATTGGGCTATAGTGCAATATCTCTCCAAGGAGAGTCTAATAAATTAAAAAAAGAATTATATAATAAATTAATAAAAAGATTTGATAAAATTGTAATATTTTATGATAATGATGACGCAGGTATTAAAGCCTCTGCAAATTTATGTGAAATATATAATTTAAAATCTATAATGATTCCTTTAGAATATGATTCAAAAGATATTAGTGCATTAATATCTAAAGTAGGTTTAGATAATGCAAAAGAAATACTAAAAACTCTATTAAATGACACTATTAAAGGATAAAGAACTAGAAACTCATGTACAATTGTTATGTGAAGAGTTAAAACTTTGGAAATTAAAAAATAAGAAGTATATAAAAAAGGAGATTAATGGGGAAGATAAAAATAGGATTCAATCCTGATTCAAGTTGGGATTATCAAACATTCAGAGATTTAATTAGAGAAACACTAGTTGAAGATGAGGAAATTGAAACATACTTAATTACTACTAATACAGATACTGCTTATATAGATTCTGTTGTAAATTCATTTGGTTTAGATTTTGATCTAAATAATGTATTTATGGTTTCTACTGATGCAGATATTGTACAAACAATAGAAGATTATGGTATTAATATTTACTTATCTGACGATTTTCAATTAATAGAATCTGTAAATATAAATTCAACAGATTGTGTTGGAATAGTAGTTAGCAGTATACCTGATAGGTATAAAATGCAACCTAAATATGTAACAGATTTAAATTTCTGGATTAAACAGTTAAAATTAAATAATAATGCGCAGGAAGCTTGTTAATGGGAAGTTGAAATGGGTGAATGAAGATAAGCCTAATGTTAAAGTAAAGAATGCAACAAGGGTTGAATATGATGGTATACGATTTAGAAGTAAATTGGAAGCTAAATCATATCAACGCTTAAAAGAAGAAGGCTTTAATTTTGAATATGAAGTTGAAACTTATACAATTATTGAGAAATTTGAATATAGGGGTGAAAAGGTTAGACCTATCACTTTTACACCAGATTTCATAGATAAAGATCGTAGAATAATATTAGAAATTAAAGGATTTGCCAATGAAAGCTATCCATTAAGAGCTAAATTATTCAAACGATATTTAACAATAAATCGTTTAGATTTTGAATTTCATACAGTTAGAACAATTAAAGATTTGGAACTATTTATTGAATATTTAAAAACGAAAAATAAAGATGAGAAAGCCATCAAAAGATCAGATAACAGCTAGTATTTTTATATTAGTAATTGTAGTAATTGTTTTTATAATGTCAGTGTGTGCAAATAATAAAAAACACGCAGATATTGATAAAACCAAATATTTACCAAAAGATACTATCATAGTAATACAAGATAAACCGTTTTATACAAATGTACAAAGTACCAATAAGTGTTATAAAAGAGTGTAAAGATAGCCTGATTATTCTAATTGATCATATTGAAACTAATTGTGATTTAACCAAATTAAGTGCGCAAAAACGCTTAAAAAGGGCTAAAAAGCAAGTAAGAATATTAGAATTAAACTATGGAGTCTAAAACAGCAGTAATTGATCTAGATTCGGTAGCATTTAGTATAGCTCATCCTAATAAGATTTTAGATGATAATGGAATTCCTATTAAAGAAAATGGGAAATTTGTTTATATTGAAAAATCAATAGGTGAAATGTATGGTTCTGCAGATCATATAATGAGCTCTATACTGAAGTTATCTGAAGCAGATTCTTATATTGCATATATTAAAGGTAAAGGTAATTTTAGATATGTAACTAACTCAGATTACAAAGCTAATCGACCAAAAGAATCTCCACATTGGTGGAAAGCTGTCAAAGAATACTTGATAAATCATTGGTTTGCAACTGAAGTAAACAATATAGAAGTTGATGATGCGGTTAACATAACTAGATTACAATTACCAAATTCATTTATATGTGCCATAGATAAAGATTTACTATCTTTAGAAGGTAAACACTATAACTGGAGAAAAAATGAATGGATTATCGTATCTAAAGAAGAAGCTTATCATAAGTTTTGGTCAGATATGATAGTTGGTCAGTCTGGTGATAATATTAAAGGAATCCCAGGAAAAGGTGAAGTAGCTGCTAAAGCTATTATGGAAGACAGTAAATGTCCACCTGCAAGAATAATAAAAAATTATATTCAACATTTTGGGGAATATGAAGGAATAAAACAATTTTACAAAAACTATATTTCTCTTAAAATTTTAGATAATTATGAAGGATTTCAAATTCCAAATATCTCTAAAGTAAATAGTGCGGAGGAATTGTTTTGAGTAGAAGGAAAGAATATATAGAACAGGAAAAAGTAAAATTAAATTACACTACTATATTTCTATTACCAATGTTAGGTTTTAATAAGGATTTTTATCCTAATGAGTTTATATCATCATATTTGATAGATGTAACTAAACCTAAATTAGCATTGTGTTTTGAAAATACAGATAGTGAAGATTTAAAAGAATGTATTCAAGTTTTACAAAATCATGTAGAATTTGAATCAATGAATTATGATGATGATGAAAAAGAAGTAGTTGTCATATTATCTATTCCAGAAGTTCACAAGAGTAATTATAATAATTTTAAAATAGGTAGATATACTTTATTTGATGAAAATTATAAAGAAGAACTAATGGATGTTCATGGTAGAGTATCTGGTAATGGTAAAGCAATAATGATGATTGATGCTGTACATCCTAGCTTTCAAGCTAAGAAGTTCAGAGCAGAAAAGAGTGGTTGTGATATTAAAGATTTACCAAATGGTGAGGTGATGAGTATACCAGATATGGATCTTGAATTATATTGTACAACAAAAGAATTAACAAAAGAAAAGGCAAAGAGGTTATATGGAATTAAGTAATAGAACTCCATGGGGAGAAATAGGTTATATAACTTTTAAACGAACATATGCTAGACGTTTAAAACCAGAATTACCTGATTCTCCAACAGAAGAGTTTAGTGATGTTGTAAAACGTGAAATTAATGCTTGTGAAAAACAATTAAAAATTAATTTTACAAAAGAAGAAAAAGACTATTATTATGATACTAGAATGTCTTTAAAATGGTCTGTAGCTGGTAGATTTATGTGGCAATTAGGAACCAAAACAGTTGATAAACTAGGTTTACCAAGTTTACAAAATTGTGCAGGTGTTGTTGTTGATCATCCGATAAGACCTTTTACCTGGGCTTTTGAAATGTTAATGCTTGGTTCAGGAGTTGGTTATAATATACAAAAAGAGTTTGTATATCAAATACCGAAAGTAAAAAATAAAGTTAAAATTGAAAGATTAGATACCAAAGATGCTGATTATATTGTACCAGATACTCGAGAAGGTTGGGTTAAATTATTAGGTAAAGTTTTAAAATCACATTTTTACAGTGGTGAAGGATTTACATATAGTACTCAATTAATAAGAAGTAAAGGAACTCCTATAAAAAGTTTTGGAGGATCTGCATCAGGTCCTGAAGAATTATGTTGGGGAATATCTGAAATATCTAAAATTCTAAACAATAGAAGTAATCAAAAAATTAAACCTATAGATTGTTTAGATATAATGAATATTATAGGCTTTATAGTAGTTAGTGGAAATGTTAGAAGATCTGCTCAAATAGCAATTGGAGATTATGATGATGTAGAATTTTTAAAAGCTAAACGTTGGGATTTAGGATCAATACCTAACTGGAGAGCAATGTCTAATAATTCAGTAGCTTGTGATGATTCTTCATTATTAATAAAAGAATTTTGGGATACTTATGAACAAGGTGAACCATATGGTTTGATAAATCTTAATTTATCAAGAAAATGTGGAAGAACTGGAGAATTTCAATTTCCAGATCCTAATGTTGTAGTATTTAATCCTTGTGCAGAACAATCTTTAAATAATTATGAAACTTGTTGTTTAAGTGAAATATATTTACCAAATATAAATTCAATAGATGAGTTATATAAGATATTATCATTAACTTATAGAGTTAATAAGCACAGTTTATCTTTAAAATGCTCATTAAAAGAAACTGAGCATATTGTAAATTCTAATATGCGTATGGGTATAGGTATGACTGGTATATTACAAGCAACTGAAGAACAAAGAAGTTGGTTAAAAGATGCTTATAAATGGTTAAGAGAATATGATAAAAAATATTCTTGTGAAAATAATTTTCCAATAAGTATAAAATTAACAACTGTAAAACCTTCAGGAACTTTAAGTTTATTAGCTGGGGTAACTCCTGGTGTACATCCAAATCCAGCAGGACCATACTATATAAGAAGAATAAGAATATCCTCAAGTTCGCCTTTATTATTAGTATGTAAATCACATGGTTATGATATAGAACCATTATTTAATTTTGACGGTTCTGAAGATAAATCAACAATGGTTGTATCTTTTCCCTGTAAGCTTCCGAAATCAACACCAATAGCTTCTGATTATACATGGAAGGAACAATTGGAAATGGTTAGAAGAATGCAAGCTGAATGGTCGGATAATTCTGTAAGTTGTACAGTTTATTATAAAAAAGAAGATTTAGAGGATATTAAACAATATTTAAAAACAAATTATAGTGAAAATTTTAAAACTTTATCTTTTCTATTGTACCATGGTCATGGTTTTAAACAAGCTCCTTATGAAACAATAACAGAAGTTGAATATAATACTATGATTAAAAATACAAAACCTATAACAACAGTTGAAATTAAAGAGTCTGATTTTGATATATTAGATTGTGATAACGGAAGCTGTCCAATAAAATAGTATGTTGTTGGAAATGTAATAATACAAGATCTAATTTATATACTTATGAAGAATTTTTATTATTAAAAGAAGGTCTTATCAATATAGAAAAATTAAATAATAAAAAATAATGAATTTTCAAGAATATCAAGAACAAGCAGTAAAGACAGCAATATATGGTGAGGGTAGTGTAATAATCTACCCAAGTCTTGGATTAGCAAATGAAGCAGGTGAAGTACTAGGTAAAGTTAAAAAAGTACTTAGGGATAATGATGGTAAATTTACACCAGAATTAAATAAAGAGATTGGTAAAGAGATTGGTGATGTACTTTGGTATATGGCAGCTTTATCAAGAGATTTAGGACTTTCATTGGATGATATTGCTAATGATAATATACAAAAATTAAAAGATAGACAAGCGAGAGGAGTAATACATGGATCAGGTGACAATCGTTAAAAAAGGAACAGAGTCAGGTGTAAAACATGATACTGGTAAATTAAGATATGATTTATATCCGATAGATGCTTATAAAGGCTGTACTAAAGTAATTACTTTTGGTGCAGAGAAATATACTCCTAATGGATGGAAAGATGTTAAACCTAAGAGTAGATATTATGCTGCATTAATGCGTCATTTATTAGCTCAAATTGAGTTTGAAGAAAATGGTGGCACTGGACTAGCACTAGATGAAGAATCTGGTTTACCACATTTAGACCATGCTCAATGTTGTTTAATATTTTACAGAGAGTTAACAGACAAAGAAGGATAAAACAAAAGAATAATCAAAGTTGATGGAAAGAGAAGTTGAGAGAATAATTACCTTTTTAAAAGCTAAACCAGGCTATTTAAAGAGTGGTAATGAGAAGTTGGCAAGTTACCTTAAAGTTAATGTAAAAGCTGTTAAAAAGGCTAAAAAACATATAAAAGAAGGTAAGAATAAAGTTGAAGTATACAGGTATGATGATAAAAATGATACCTTTGTAACAATAAATACTTCAAAAAGTAAATTAGATCCAAATAATGTTATATTTTTACCAGATTTACATGCTCCTTTTATTAGAAAGGGAGTATTAGAATGGGTTAAAGAACAGCAGATTAAGTATAATTGTGGTACAGTTATATTTGCAGGTGATGTTATTGATGGTCATGCATGGTCTTACCATGAACATGATCCAGATGGATTATCTGTTGGAGATGAACTAGCTGCTGCTAAAATGCAATTAAAACCTTGGTTTAAAGCATTTCCAGAAGCAATAGTTCTAATGGGTAACCATGATTTATTGATACAGAGAAAAGCCAAGACTATTGGACTATCTAAACACTTTATCAAAGGTTTTGGTGAAGTAATAGGTGCTCCTTCTAGTTGGAAGTTTATGCTTGAGTACACCAAAGACAATGTTTTATATAAACATGGTAATGCTGGTGATGCTTTTAAAGTAGCTAAGGAAAGTAGAATTTCTACTTGTCAAGGTCATTTTCATGCTAAAACCTTTGTAGAATGGAGTGTATCTGAAAAAGATGCTATCTTTGGATTACAAGTAGGTTGGGCAGCAGATAGGCATGCGTATGCATTTGATTATGGTAAACCATTTGCTAATAAACCTATCATTAGTTGTGGTATTATATTAGACCGTGGATTAACACCAATTGTTAAGTTAATGCCTTTATAGATGATAGATATATTAAAAATGTTAGGTTTGGTAATACTTCAAAATGCAAGTTTTACATTAGTTTCTAGGGCTAGAAATAGCTCTAGTATATGGTATCATGGGATAGCTTCAGTTCTATCTAATGGAATTTGGCTATTAGTAATACGACAAGTTGTATTAAATTTAGACAATTATGCTATGATGCTAACTTATTTAGTTGGTTCTGTAACTGGCTCAATAGGAATGCATTATATAGCAATGAAATATTTTGAAAAGAAGAAAAATTAATTAATTAATAAACAATAGTATCCCTTGATAGAAATATCAGGGGATATTTTAAAACTATGAAAAAAGAAACCAAAACACCTAAAAAAGCTGTTAAGAAAGCAGCTAAGAAAGCGCCAAAAAAAGCTGTAAAAAAATCAGTTAAGAAAAAAGTTGAGAAAGCTCCTAAGGCTGTTAAAAAAGAAAAAAAAGAAGTATTGTGGAATGAAGAATTGATTAAAAATATTCAATTTGAAATAGATGGTGGTTTAATGCGTTTAAAAGTTTATAAGAAAGATGGTACTTCTTATTCAGTACTTAATATGTATATTATAAGCTCTAATATTTCATGTGGAGTTAGACAAATGTATGGATTACCTAAAAATAGATTTTGGGAAGTTAATTCTCAAGTTTTTAATAAAAAATGTAAAAATAAATTAGAAATACTTAAAGATTTATTTTTGAAAACTTTAGAAACACATAAAAGAAATACTAGATTTACATTTGTAGTATGTTCTGATTATGTAAATGATGGTAATGAATTTATGGATTCTATAGCTACCATAGTTACAAAACCACAGAAAAACAGAAATTCTAGTAATAAAATTAAAGTTTGGATAATTAAATAACTATGAGTGCTATAACAACAAGAAATAGTTTACGCTCTGGTACAATTGAAGATAAAGAAAAAGAGATTCTTTCAAGAGAACCTTTATTAGCATTTCATAATTTTCAGTTATCTGAAGATGATGATAATGTTGAAGATTTTGTCTACAATATAATGGTAGCATATAAAGATAAATATCAAACTGTTAAAGTACTAAAAGTTAATAGTTCTACAGGTAGAAATACCGATGGTACGATATATTCAACTACAGGTAGGCACAGAAGTTTAGTTGATTTATTTTTATTATGTAAGTACTATTTTCCAGAATGTACTTTAAAACAAGTTATTAAAGGTTTATATTATCTACATAGTATAAATAAATTAGGTTCACAAATATGTTCTACTGTAAATAGAAGAGTATACGAGTGTAAAATTAAATATCCAGCTTGGCAATATAGTAATCAAACAAGTATTGATGAATTAGGGTATAAAGAAGAAGATTATATTAACATTTTTAATAATAATAATTAAATTATGAGCAAATTAACAGTATTAGAATACTTAACTAAAAATAATAAGTTAACTTCAACAGAACTTATTAAATTAATAGCAGGTAAACAATTAGAAACAGTACCTTCTAGAATTAGTAATAGTGGACATAACTATCCTAAAAAATTTAAATGTACCACTCAATTAACAGGACTTATTAGTGGATTAGGTACCGGCAGTGTAGTTACTACATCAACAAGTATTGTAAATTGTGAAGTAAATCCTAATACAGGAGCTTCAACTGGAAGATCTGGTATTTATTTACATGAATTATTAATGCCAACATCAAGTAAAACTCAGTTAATTGAAGAATTAGCTATTGAAACAGAAAAGTTTAAAAAACTTGAATCTGAACTTTCTGATAAAATTAAAATTTTAGAGGAATTAGGACTTGAAGAATATGATGATAAAATCATCAAGATAGTTTCGGTAATGGGAGCTGTTAATCCAGATATGAAATCTGAAGAAAAATTAAAATTTGCAGATGCTTTAGTTGGGGCTTTGCAATAAAAAGAAGCTGAATAAGCAATAATAACAATTAAAATTAAATAAACAACAATGAAAAATAAAACAAAAACAAAAACAAAATCTAAACCTAAATGTATTTCAAAAACTTCTAATGGTACTTATCGTGTACGTAAAACCGTAAATGGTAAATCATATGATAAAACTGTTAAAAGTATGACGAAAGCAATTGCTTTTCGTAATTCATTAAGTTAATAACCTTAAAGCACTCTGGGAAACTGGAGTGCTTTTATTATATCCTAATGAAGGTCATTGGATTAAGTTAAACAAAAGATAATTAATATGAAAGATTCTAATCCTATTTCAAACTGTAAAATTATAAAAGATACAAAACCACCTGAAGCTCCTAAACCTACTAAGATTGGGGATATGGAAGAACTGTTAAAACAGATAGAAGATAATACTGAGTATTTATCTACTACTGAAGAAGATGAAATTGAATGTATTTCTGTTGAAAACTTAAAAGGTATACTTGAGAAGTACATTGTAATAAAAAATAGATTAAATGAATAAATATTCAAAAAGATTATTAGAAGAGTGGATACAACATGGTAAAATCATTGTATCTGTTGAAAGAGCAAAGGCTATTGCAAAACTTATTAAAGAATAAAACCCGCCTATTAAGCGGGTTATACGTCATTGTGCGTGGGTGAGTGGGTAGAGAGGAGTGCAGAAATGCACCCTCTTTATTTTAAATTAAATACATATAATTATGGAAATATCAATAATAGACTTACAATATCACAATTCTTTAGGTATCAAAATATTAAATATTGATTCACCTACTATTAATAGATCTTTGATAGGGTTAGAATTGCGTAAAACAAAAATTATAATTAATATTTTATTTTTAAATATTGTTATATATTAACGATTATAATCAGGATCTGCCAAAGCCCAAAAGTTTTCTAAAGCATTTGCTACTGGAAATATTTTATTAAACTTTCGTGCAGGCTTATTCTTTTTAATACGTTTTTCATCATCTGTGATATGACCAACAACTTCACCTGTTAAATCATTTATAAAACCTGTTATATCTGAAGCAAAAGATAATATAGGAATAGGTTTCTTAAGTATTGATGTTGTTGAATCAGGATCTGCAAAAAAGCTAATCTCTGCTAAATTTCTCTGTAATATTTTCATAGCTACTTTTCTAACAGAATCTTTATCATCATCATCATCCATTCCCTTTAAACCTACCAATAATAAAGTTATAGCTAAAATTATCTGTAACTCAAGTGCTGTAGATCGTAAATTTTGTTTATGTAATTCGATAAATTCAGCTTGTGTTATTTTTAAATCTGGATTCTTATACTTAGCGTCATTGTATAATTGTATAGCTTTCTGAGTGACAGATTTAGAATTAATAGAATTAGCACCTATACCAAGAACTCCACCTTGGGCTAATGCTGTAAAAATATTAGGTAATATTTGTTTATTTATTGTTTGATTCCAAAATGATCTATATTTACCCATTTCGTAAGTTTCAAGATCTTCAGTATATCTTAATTCACCAAATCTTTCATCAGCCATTCTAGGTATCCAACCTCTAAATTGCATAACGGCTTGTCCTAAAACTGTCATTTTTATACTATTAACATCTTCGGGATTGGTATTACCTTTAATTGTAGAATATATATATTTTACTTTTCTTCTAAATTTTTGATATTCTTCATCTGTTAAATTATCTAATTTAAAATCTTTAGAATTAGAAGATAATTCCAATAATGATTTTTCTTCTTTGGATTTTTTAACAATTTTACCATCTTTTAAAGTATGTGATTGTAACATTGATAATAAAACACCATTTTCAACAACAAAATCACCACCATGTTGAAGTATGAAAAACTTATCCATAGTCATATTTTTAGTAACTTTAGATATGGAAAGCTTATTAGATTTTTTAAAATCGTTATTAGTGCTATCTATATCCCAAAATTCCATAGCTGAATAAGCCATATTATTTTTTGAAGATAACATTGCTAAAGATTTAGAAAACTCACGATTATTATAAAATCTACCTTTTATACCTTCAAAAAATGCATTACTAATACCACCTAAACCATTGGCTAAACCTGATAATAAATTCAAACTCAATGATTTTGTAGAATAATACATTAATGTTTTAGAAAATGTTTTTTGTCCAGATAATTCTTTATCGCCAAATTTAAAAACAGCATCTTTACCTTTAGTTTTTATACCATAGATATAGTAATTGATATAATCATTTAATTGTTCTAATGTTTCAGAATTACCAATAGCTGATGCTAATTCACCAGTAACTTTAGATTTTAACTTTTTACCATTTGCTGTAGTTATCAATTGTTTTTGAGAACCTAACAAATCTTTAAGCATATTAGATGAAGATTCAATTTCACTCATATACTTATAGTTATACGCCATATTACCAAATAATGATAGTACTTTACCAAGATCTTTAGATTTAGATTTACTATCTAATTTATTGGTATATAATAACGGTACTGTTTTTATCTTTTCACCTGTAATTTCATCTATCATACCAACAGTTTCATCAGAACCTGATTCTAAATGCTGTATAATACTTTCACCTAAACCTGATATAGAATCTAATCCATTTTGGATTATTAGATCCATTAGATCGTTTTTTATATTAGGAATGAAGTTACCTTCCAAATCTATTGGTAAGTACTCTCTAAACTCATCTATGGTACCTTTAAACAACTCATAAAAATCTTTTAAAGGTTTGTTTTCAGGTTTTTGTAATTTTTTCCATTCTTTAGATCTCCAAATTTCTTTTGGATGTATAAATCTATTAGATTTGTTTAATATTGCAGTATTATGTTTAGCACCGTTGAATTTCATTTCAAATTCTTCGATTCTACGCTTTAATTTAAGTTCACCATCGGTTTCACCTTTGTACATTTGTTCCCAAATAGCTTTATTTTTCTCAAAATATTGTTGATATTTTTCAGAATCAAAAGTACAATTTTCACCAACCCAATCAAAATCTTTATTAGCAATTGCTAAATCTTTTAATCTATAGTATTCAGAATCCCATTGGTTAATTAATTTACCAGTCCAATTTCCATCTTTATCATATTGTAATAAATCTATATATATATCAAATCCTGAAATACCTTTAGAATCACCCCATTTTTTAAGATTTTCTAATTTTTCAGATATTTGTTCATTTAGTTTTTTAGTATCTTCATAAACCTTATCTCTTTGTTTTGTAAGAATTTTATAAAAAGTTTTAACTAAGGGATGATTATTTTGACTAATAGATCTAAATAATCTAGCTAATAATCCAGATTCTGGTTGAAGTTCAAAAGGATTAGTTACACCTACATTTGAAGCAGTTTCTTTAATACGTTTTTCATATTCTTCACTAATCTTAGAATATAAATCTTGAGAATTTAAAACAACTCTAGATAATACTTGTGTATAAGTAGTTTTTTGATCATCTGGTAATTTACCATCTTTCAATAAATCTGAATAATAATCTACAAGTTCTTTAGCTTTAACTAAATCATCGTTATTTAAATTTTCAATACCTACATTAACAATGTAGTTTAATTCAAATACTGCATCATCTAAGAACGATTTAATATCACCTTCTACTTGTAATTTTTTAATTGAATTATTTATACGCTCTAATCGTTCACTTTTTTTAATTTTACCTTCAGCAGTAGATTCAGATTTATCTAAAATACGTTTACGTTGTTGTAATAAAGTTTCCAACATGGCATTGATTTTAGCATCATCTGTAAATTCAACTTCGCCTCCTACTAATCCACTAATTGAAATAGGGTCTAAGTAAGTTTTATCAATATTATCTATTTTAGTATTACCAATTTCAAGTGATTGTAGTTTATTTTTCTTATAATTAGCCTTAATAGGTATAACACGAGTTTTGCCAAATTCAGTTACACCATAATTAGTTCTAAGTATTTGTCTATATCTAGTTAACTGAACATTGTAATTCTCTTCTTTATACCATGCTACAGATTTATTAGTGATCCTACCACTTGAATCTTTTTGCTTAAATTCAACAAATTTCCAATCGTATATTTCAGCTTTACCGTTAGGTAAAATTACAAGTAAATCTATTGTACCAGCTTGATTTTTATTTTCATCATAAATAGTCTTTTCTGTATAAAATTTACTACCTGCTGGAAATTCATTTATAAAATCTTTAAAATATTTTTCAAGAGTATCATATGAAGCATCATCTAAAGATGAAACTTTAGCAGTTGTTTCAACACCGCTAATACCTTCAACAATTCTAGTTATAATATTATTAATATCAGCATGTCCACTAGTTCCTACTAAACGTCTAACTTCATCCTGAGCTTTTTCAACAGAAGTTCTTTCTGCAAAACCTCTTTTTTTATTTATAGCATCAACATCATCCGATACCCTGTTTTCTATTTTTTTTAGACCTTCCGGAGTAGATAATTCATAAACTCCTTTTTTACCTGTTTTAGAATTAGTTAAATTTTCATTATATGATATGTTAAACTTATTATCTAAATTATTTATGATTTCAGATTGTTTATCAGATTCTTGATACAAGTTTAAATCTATTTTTTTATCAGTATCAAGTTTAGAGATATCACCAGATAATATATCTTGAGCAGCTATATCAAATAATGATTTTTTATCTTCGATAGATACTCTAGAGAATAATGATTTAATCTTATTTAAGATATTATTCCAAAATCTTTTAAATGTAGTATCAAGTTTTTCAGAACCTGTAGTTTCTTGTTTAATAATTGATTTTACAATCTGTTTACCTACAGCCTCTATTCTTAATAATCTTTCATTATTTTTATATTTTTCTCTATAAAACGCACTTTCAGTAACTTCTTTATATACATCATATTGATCAATATCTAAAATCATCTTTTCAAGTAATGCATTATCTTTAAGCATTAATGTAAAAAAATGGGCAGCTTCTTCAATTAATGTTGTAACATCAGCTTTATTTTCAACAACCTCTATAATTTTAGATAACAATTTAGCTACACCAATAGCGCTAATTGTATTACCATTGGCATCTTTTATAGCTTCAACATTTATAGTTGTTATTCCTGCTTTTTGTAAGAAATTTTTAACTTTAGAAATTATTTCAGCCTCTTTTTTAGGATCTATTTTTTTTAGACCTTTCGGTGTTTCTTGATAAAAAGGATTATATAATTTACCATCTTTAGTTAAATAATAACCATTTTTATTTTTAGTTTCTGCAACATCTATACCTAAATCTTTAAGTTTAGATTTTAATTGAAACACATTAATAGATTTATTGAAAAATCCAGAATCATTAATATTAAATAATTTAGCTATTCTTTTAATCTTATCCGCTACAGAAGTTTCTTGAAATAAATCAGATTGTACTTCTAGTATTCTACGAGTTTTAGAGTTTGAATTAGATTTAATATTTTGATTATTTAATGGAGGTAATATTATTTCATTATTCTTTTTTAACCAATTTTGTATTTCTTCATCATTTTTAAAAGTAGGTAATTTATTACCGTTTTTATCTGTGGCTCCTTTAATATTAGCAGATTGTTTAACTATAATAGGATTAGTTATTATAGTTCTATGTACAGGTAAATTTGGGTAATCCTGTCTTACTTTATTTAATAATAAAGATGCTATTTTTTGACCTCTTAATTCTTTTGAAACATGTGTATATCTTATATGAACTCCAGTATTATCTACTTTATCTATAAACATATAAGCATCAGGAATATAATCCCCATTCTTATCTCTTGTAGGAAGTACTTTGCCTTTATTATAACTATAACCTATCAAAGCTCCTTGAGAACCAGGAATCGAATCTAATTGATTTCTATTTAATTTTGAAATTACATAACCTTTAGGAGATGGGGCTTTAATACCTTTAGGTAAAGGAAATAAATGACTTTGAAACTCATTTACATTATAAGCATGTTCAAGTTCTTTTTTATATCTATCTATACCTTCTTGAGATTTCCATAAATTTAATATACCTAAATCATCTTTTAATTTTTGATTATTGGCTTTTTCTAATTGCTGAATAACATCATTTTCAGAAATTTTAGTTAATCCTTTTCTTTTACCTATTTCACCAATTACTTTATCAAATTTACTAACTTTAAATCCATAATCTACATTTTCTTCATCTCCTTCTAATTCTTCTTTTACAAAACTATTTAGCTCTTTATTATAAGAAAATTGACCATAATATACATTTCTAATAATACTAGTTAAAAAATCATCTCCCCACCCAATTCTTTTACCAGATTTAAAATCTTGAATTAATTGAGGAATAGCTTTTTTTCTTTTTTCAAACTCTGCCTTATAGTTAGATTCAGCTTTATTTATAGCATCTTCATCAGGATTAACATCAAATGTACCGTCAGAATATTGAGTAACTATTTTATTAGCTACATTTACTTTAGCAATTTGTTGCTTAGTATGAGATTCATCTGACCTGAACCAGCCAATTCCGTTTGGGGTACTAAATTGAGCATGACCTTTAATAGATGGAACTATTCCTGATTTTATAACAGTCTTTGTATTATCCTTTTTCCATTTTTTAAATCCTTCTATATCTTGTTTAGAACCTAATATATGAATTTTACTTTTATCTTTAACAACATGTTCAAAATTGGCTCCTATAAAAGTGCCTTGTTCTAAAAGTTTATTATAATTTTCTTCTGAAGTATTATCAAAATCTTCTTTAGATATTACAGGAGTATTATGATTAATAATAGCAGGAATAATTTTTACTCCTTCACTAAAATGTTCAGCATCTTTTTTATTTTTAGAAAAGTGAACAATGTTTGGAATTACTTCATTTTCATAAGATTCAAACTTTTCTAATTTTTCATCAGTTGTACCATGATAAACAATATCCTTTACTTTACTATCAGGAAATATAGTATCAAGATATTGAGAATAAACTTGTAATGCTTGTTGTTTTTGTTGTGGAGTTATTTGAGTATTATATTTTACAACTCTAAAATTATCCCCCTGTTCTTCATCAACAATTCTTTTAGCACTACCTTCTTTTTCTAAAGAATCCCACATTGCTTTTGCAGAATCTGATTTAGAAATACCCCCTTCATTCCATTCCTGTATCTCTACATTAAATTTACTTGAAATAAGTTTATATAAATCTTTACCATATCCTTTACCACTAATATTTAATTTTGGATGAAGTATTACATTTTTATCCCCTCTATATTCAATAATAACACTTCTCTTATCATTACTTT